CCATTGCGGTAATCATACAATGACTGACCAGTGAATTGATCATGGATTGTCCACAATTCAAATTTTACTTTTTCCGGTGCTGCGAGTTGCATAGGAATATTGAAATTGATAAATAGACTAACATCATCAACTCCGGATCCTCCCTGCTCAAACTTGAGTACCCCATCAACCATAACTCGGATATATGCCTCCCATGCTTTATTACCTGTCCCAAAAGGATCGATTGCAACACTCGCTGCAATTGTGTAGATCCCATCGAGAGGGCAAGTCCACTCTCCCGTTATCGGATCATAGGATCCTCCAGGATAATCAACAGTTGGATCGACTCCGATCCCGAGTGTAATTCCCGATAAAACCGGAGAAATGTCGATAGGTTGATCCAATACAGTCAGAGCGCAAAGTACAGGATTCGCAACCAGGCGCGCAGCGATTCGATTTAACTCCTCAACTATCCATCTATGCCAGGATTTAAACTCTGTCGGAGGATTCGACGGTCTATAATCATAGGGTAGAATCTTTGCCATTTAATAGAGTCCCTGCCAATCAAATTGAAATTCTACTCCTGCAATTCCCCATGATTTTTGACTCCTCTCCGACTCGATAGAATAGGCAATAAATCGACCAGTAACAAATACCGATACTATCTGAGGTTGACCTATGATAAATGTATGAGGAGGTGTCCAGGTATACTCTCCCGAATCATTCGGAGCAGATCCGACTCTGATAGTCAGTTCGAGTCCTGCCTCTCCGACAATCCGAGGAATAATACCCTTGACTAGTTTCAATCGATGCACATCTCCGAAATCTAGACCAGTCCTCTCAAGTCGAGAATGAATCGGGACTCCATTCCAGTCAATACCCTCATTAATAGCATAGGTCAATAGCGCTGTTCGATCTGCCTGCAGGAGAGCATCCTGAGTCGGATTAAAAATAGACTGATCCCAGGTAGTAGTATCCTCATCCCATACCTCCGGATCATCATCCCAATTGATGATAGCAGTCAATCCTCCGATCTGTCCTCGCGCTATATGAGGAGTCGGAGGATAGAGATCTCGGATCGAGAATTTATTATCTGTTGCATCCCATACGAGCGCTAGATTGCATTCTGTTGACCCATTCCCAGGAAAGCAACACCATATTTGATTTTCCTGATGGTATGATGTGACAAAGGACATTGCATAATTATCAGAGTCTATATTATTAAATAACCATTTTCTCATACGCTTATCGATGAGCGAATCTGCCTGCTGACCATCTGTCATTATGAAATCGCCATCAGTCAATACTGCAACATTTCCGAGGTATTCTGCAGCGCAGTTCTGAGACAGGATTCCAGATGTGGTGAAAACCTTTCGGAAACTGAAAACCAGGTTCCCTCCGATAAAATCCATTATGAAAGTAGAATGCTCCTTGAATAAAAAGAATGAATCTCGAAACTGGATTCCATCAACTAGCGCTCCGATTGTATCTGATAGAGTGTTAAATCCTGCGCTGTTTTCAGGGAGCGGAGTCCAGGACTGAGGGATCGATCCTGGTTCTGCAGCATCACTCCATGCAAGCAGAGAGGGAAAATCGCTGACTCCATCATTGACATTCATCGCGATCAAAAAATAATTATAAGATCTCATCGATGCGCATCTCTGCAAAGGATCCCATCCAGGGAGAGGTTGCATCGGAGTCGCGGGAACATTATCCCACCATATCGGAGCGTCGACCTCATTATTGAGGACTATCAATCCGTTGAGATTACAATCTGTCCAGTTAGCAGGATATATCGATGATATCGGTATCACTGGAGAGATTATCGAATCATTCTGCCCATCAGTGACAGCGATCCCATCTGCTCCAGAATATAACCAATAAAATTGACCATTCGCTTTATTAAATGTTAGATGCTCCGGAGCGAGGATCCTATCTCCATACGCCTCAGAATGTCCTCTGATTGCTCTCATCCCAATATCATATACCTCAACATTATTTCCCTGGGTATATACATTTGGTTCTAGCATACTCGGAGGAATATCAAAATTCATTCCCGATAGTTGAATCCTCTGATATTCTATTTTTTTGCCAGTCATGCGATGCGCCTCTGTCCTGCCTGGATCCTCGCGAGAGTTTCCTCATTCCCTTTTATAACCTCATCCCTAAATACCTGGATTGATTCGGTAGTCTGTCGCGAGGATTGCGCTCCCTCGATCAATAACATCGGCAGAAAACCGACTGCGCATCCCCATTTATTTATACGCTCTCCAGACTGAGGATCATTACCCATCAATTGAGTATACCAGTCACATTGATGCTCCATGCAGGGATCTCCTGTCAGAGGACAAGTCATGATTTAGTCGCGAAAATTACATTTATATAGGAGAGATTCATATTCATTGTGTGCGAATGACCCTCCGCTGCATTCTGCGCAACACTATCAATTACGAGAGGGAGCACTCCTGTACCACGGATCGAGGTATTACCTCCCTCAGTAGAAGTTACACTGCCGTTAGTGCCTCCTATATGACCACCACCGTAACTATTCATATTATGACCATGTATCGGAGATCCTGACTGCGCTCCCGTTAGAGTATGCGCTCCTGTCGCTGTCTGTCCGAATACTGTCGAGAATGGGACTGCTCCTCCGGATCCAGGAGCAGGAGCAACTCGCAGCGCTGCATCATTATCCGCTGTTGCAACCCATCCTGCAGGAGGCGCTGTCCGAAATAGCATGACTGTCCCTGCAGGGAAAGCGCCTGCCTCGAGCGCTGCGACTCGACCATCGAGCGCTGTTATCGCTCCGGTATTCGCATCGATCCCTGCTTGCTGTATCGGGATATTCGCCTCATTCGCTGCAATGCGCGCCTCCCAGGTATTGATAGTCGCTGCTGTATTGATCAGAGCGACCATACCTAGAGATCCAAATTGATTACCCAGGACAACCTTTAACATTCGGAGATGATCATCTCCCTCCGATTTTGGATCTGTCGCTCCGACTGGATTAGTATTAACTAATTCGTCTATCCAATTTGCAATCTCTAATGGCATTTCTAAACTCCTAACATGGTTGGAGATCCGGACTGACCATAGATCTCAGATTCTTTCGCGGATCTTAATTCGACCCCATACTGTTGATGAGTAACCTGCTCGCTCTCATGATCTTGAACTGCTTTATGCGCATATATCAGAGATGCATGGAGATATAATTCCGGATACTCCTCGAGGATCGAATTTGTATCCTCCGGATTGACCAGTTTCTCCGGTCTCTGGAAATAATTCATTGAGACTACTGTCGGGACATCGACTGATCCATTAAAGGGACTGATCACCAGGGATTTTGCTCGCAGTGTAAAGAATTGAGGCGCTCCCGATACTACCGCATGAGAGACTCTCCCAAAATTGTCATTAGTATGGAATTGCAACGGGCGATATCCTCCTCGAGAAACCGGTACAGTCAGAGACTTAACCTCGAGAAAATCTGCAGGCAGAGGACTAGATTCCTCAGTAAATGGAACCTCGATATATTCCTGCATACCCATAAAGCGACAATCTTTCGACAATCGCGAGCGCGCCAACTCTACAAATCCAGGGATCTTATCATCCATATCTGTGCGATGGAGATAGTAGAGGAGGAGATCAGATAATTCGCCAAAATTCATAATTAATAAACTCTATAGGGTAATGATTCGGAGGACTTCATAAACTTATGCCAGAAGTCCCGCTGCTCCTGGTTGCTACCATCGCGGAGGATCTTATACTTTCGCTTGAGGATCTCCATATCGAGCAGAGGGATCCGGAGAGAGAGTCTCGCAAACGATAGATCTCGGATTACTCCTGGATTCTTTCTCAACTCTGCATTATTCGCGAGGATGAGATCCCTCGATGGTTGAGATGCTTCTCGATAAAGCAGATCCTCATGCTTTATCTCCTTAAAATTTGAGACAGTAACACCATCAGAATTTACCTGAGAGTAATCAGGTTTCATCGACTGTTACCTGCTCGCATACTCCACAAGTCAAAAGCATCGACCCGATAGTATATGCGACTTTCTTTATATTGCCTGGAGCGATCATCTCTACTCCATCAGAGACAGATGTATGATGTATATTCCTGACTATCATAAACTCCGGATCCTTTTTCGGAGTTGCTTTCTTTTTCGGAGTTGCTTTCTTTTTATCGACCATTGTTTTTTACCTGTAAAGACCAGGAGCGGATCCCTCTGCTCCTGGTACTATGGTTTATGCTACTGCAGGCGCGTTCGGATCTATATCCGCAATGCAACCATGTGCCAACTCAGTACCGACTCGCAGACTCCAGTCGACTAGCATCTGCTTGACATCTGAGAGTCCTCCTTTGCCTTGCGCCTCTGTCCGGTATCCATGCAGGAATACCTGCTCAACCTGCTCCGGATCGATCAAATACGCGCATGATCCAAAATTAACCGGTGTCCCAGGTTGCAAGCGATTTGGAGTCAATTTTAAGATTGAAAAGTCGCTCAGATAAACATCGACCGCTCCTTTCGCTGTCGCTTGCTCCGCTGCATTCCCGACATCCTGGTCTAGTACCGCGACTCGCGCCTCATCTGTATACAGGTACTCAGAAAACAACCTTTTAACTGCAGGTTGCATCATCATGACAGTAGGATCTCCACCATTCTCATATACTGACTGAGAAACATCTCGGACAGTTGTCTCTGATAGAGCGCGATTTGTACCATCTGTTGGAGCGTCGATGATTGTCGGAGTGGTTGCTCCGAATCCACCATTAGCACCGAGCGCGCCTCGATCAACATTCGATGTCAGGAAAGATCCAAATCCTGCGCTATACCCTGGGATTGTATCTCCATCA